TGCTTCCGCTGCTTTAGCTATCGGTCGAGTTGTTGAAGCCCTTGCTGGTACTGGCGTAGTAAAATTCCAATTGTTGTCTAGTCAAAACCCTGTGGCCCGATAATCCACAACTTTTTAAGGAGATTAGTATGAAGAGTCTAGGTAAAAAGCTGAAGGAATTCGGCCAACAAAATGGGTTGGCAAAAACCAAAGCGTTCTTTTCGGAATCTATCAGCAAAGGCGATATTTCGGTAAGCCGAATTTCGCTTCGTGGCCTTGCAGAAGGCATCATGGGCGATGATTGGGCTGAACAGCTTAATCGCTTCAACGGCCCAGATCGAACCTTTATGGAAGCAACCGAAGCAGTAGATGCTTCTAACTTTGCTGCCATCACAGGTCAGATCCTCATCACTACGGTTCAAGAAAAGTATAAGTTGGCATCATTCATTGGTGATCAACTTGTATCGACCATCCCTGCTGGTCAGAACCTTTCTACTGAGATCATTCCTTGGTTGTCTGATATCAGTCCTTCGCCAGAAGTGGTTCAACCTGGTATGCCTTATCCACAAACCCAGTTCTCTGGTAACTATGTACGACTTCCAGCCATCGAAAAGGTGGGTAGAATTTGTGCAATTACCGCAGAAATGATTTACTCGGATAAGACTTCACAGGCTTTAGCATCTGCTGAATCTGTAGGTACTTATTGCGGTCTAGTGCGTGAAGAAAGAATTCTTAACACGGTACTCGGCCTAACAGGTAGCTATGTATACGGTACTGCTACTGGTTCGGAATCAACCTTGAATACCTATTCAACTACCGCACAAGCGGGTATGACTTTTGGTTTCATCAATAAGGTTGCTTCTTATGCGTTGAGCAATTTTGCTAGCATTAATACGCTAGAACAGTTGTTCTACCAGATGAAAGATCCTAATACTGGCAAGCCAATCGACATCTTTGGCCCTGGTATGCAGATGTTGGTAATGCCTTTCCAAAAGTATACTGCTTCTAGGATTCTCAATCCTCAAACAGTTACTAAGAATGGGCCATTCGCAACATCTGGTGATGTTGAACAGTTGGAAAGTCCTAACCCATTGGATACTAACTATGGTCTTCTCACATCCGCTCATGCGAGAAACCTGTTGGTAACTAGCGGTATTGCAGCTTCTACCGCAGACAAATATGTTTACTTGGGTAACTTCAAGAAAGCGTTTGTTTGGAGAGAAGCCAAGCCTATGGAAGTTGTTCAAGCTCCCGCTAACAACTGGGCTGAGTTTAATCAGGACATTGCGGTTGCCATCAAGGCTTCTTGGTGGGGTTCTGCTGGTGTTACTGATCCTCGTTATGTGGTTCAAGGTCTTCCCGCCTAGTCCTACCTACCCTAAAGTTGGGGGTCAGTTCTTGACCCCTGACTTTCTTTTTAAGAGGTGATTATGCCAACTCCAGCCGAAAACCTCCTGACTATAAGAGACAACTATATAAACGCATTGGTGACCGATTCTGCCAGTCCACAACCTTCTTATTCATGGGAAGGTGTTGCTGTTTCTAGAACAGAGTGGAGGCAGCAGACCTTGCAACATATTACGCAAGTAAACAAGCTTTTGACTTATGTCAATCCGCAGACATTTAAAACACAATTCATGTAGGAGTAATATATGCCTACGCTAAATTTATCTCAGGAATATCATGTGTTTGATAATCCAGAGGTACTTAATTTAAAAAATGTAGACAATGCTACCGTCACTACAAATTACGGATTTAGAAGAGCAATGACATTAGCTTACACCGATCAAAGTGGTGTAGCTAAGATTGAGAACATCACAAGGTTTTTGGTGTGGAAAGCTAATCTTAGCGGGTTTAAACCAATGGTTGATTGCGAGATAACTGATACTAACTCGGTTAAGTATTATGTCAATAGCGTTGATAACTCTGGAAACAGAGAATACTACGGATTGGATTGCACCCAACAGAGTTAAATATGAATAACAAAATATATCGCAAGCCAAGACCGATAATGGCAGCTAATGCAGCAGATCGTTACACTACGATCATGGATACTGTTGCAGAAAAGCTAGTGGATTTAACTTACACCGTATACAAGCGTAAGGGTGCGGTCATAAGGGAATCTGATTCATTCCCATGTGTAGTAATAGCACCATCAGAAGAAGGCGAAGAATTAGGAATAGAAGCCTTTGGTGGAATATCTGAGTACATATATTCAATCAGGGTTTATTACATTCAAGAATATGCTAGGGATCTAGTGTATACTGATCTTGATGATAGGTACAAGATAAGAAAAGAAATATATCAGATAAGCCAGTTCACGGCTTCACTTAGTCCATCACGAATAAGTATCAAAGGTATTCAGCCGTTTTCCGTCAACAGCAACCCGAATACAGTTTACAATGTTACTGGTTTTAAGGTATCATATGGTTTCATGGAACAAGGTTTAGTTTAATTTAAGGAGTCAAACATGGCAGCAGTAGATAATATTTTTCTTACTGGTAAAGTAGCTAGTCTTTTTATAGAAAGAACTGACACTTTAACCCCAGTATTTCTCCCTTGTACATCTGTTTCTATCGCTACAAAAATGGATACTCCAGATGCAAGCAATTATAATGGATTAGGATATACAATTCTTTCTGATGGAATTCAAAGTGCAGAAATAACTGTAGAAGCCGTTTATGACAAAACACAAATGCCTGTCATTTTTGCTGGTATGAAAGCGGATTTAAAGCTTTCACAAGATGGCAATAGAGCAGCATTTTTAGCAGAAAATCCAACACTTAGTCAAACTACATTAGGAACAAACGAATATCGTGCTGCTAATAATGCTGGTGCAGAATTTTTGTTTCAAAATTGTACCGTAAGTCAGGTTACTTACGATGTAGCTGTAAAAGACATTCAAAAGATTAAATTGACTCTAATACCTTCATCAACACCAGATGTTAACTTTGCTGATTTCTCAGTATAATTTAAGGAGATTTTAAAATGGCTATTCTTTCAGGCAGAAACGGAAGTGTTCTTCTTACTGGTATTACAGATCCTCTTCCAGCAACAAATATTTCTGTTAATTCAAAAGCAGAATTACTTGACACAACAACTTTTATAAATCAAGGATTTGATTCTCATGCTATCGGTATGTATTCAGCAGAAATAACCCTTGATATACTTGAAGTTGTTGGTGGATACGGATTGAAACAAGGATCTGTTGGATCAATATCTATTGGTGATGGTGATGATCCAGAGCAAACAGTAGTTATAACTAATTGCGTTATAACATCATTAACCTATACAGCAGATGCAAAAGATGTCCAAAAAATATCTGTGACATTTGCTACATATGGCGAGTTTGATTTTAGAGTTGGGCCTGTTGCCCCTTAATTTTTGAAAGGAAGCATTCATGTCAGATACAGTTGGTAATTTGTTAAATTCCAGCGGTGAAGGGTCTTTGACCATTGAATACAATGGGAAAAAATACACCGCTGGACTCATTACACAAAAAGTTAAAGCTGAATTTGAAAAGAGAATGGAGAAGAAAGCTCTCGATTCTATCTTCTCAATGAAAGACAGGTTAGAACCTGTTGAATTCCGTGAAGCAATTTCTTCTGTAACAAGAGATATTGCGAGCGGAATTTATTCATTTGGTAGCGAGAACTCTATATCATCGTTGTCTACTCCATCAGGAGCATTGGCATTCGCATCTATATTGTTTTCAGCACCTGAGAATGAAGTTCAAGATATCATGCTTGCTGAAAATGACAGGTTTGAAGCCGTAATGGAGATAGTTCGGGATAAATCGTTCCCAAACGGCAAGAAGGTGTAGGCGATGGTTCTTTTAATCCAAAAGAACCAATACCTCCACCTAATTTAAAAACATATTATGTAAATTTGATGGATAAGCCTTATCTCCTTCGGCCTTGGGAGATTGAGAAGTTGACCGATAGGCAGATAGTAGAACTTTATTATCGAAGAAGAGATGATAAGGGTATTCCTGTTAATATTCCTGACGAAAAGCATGAGTGGAATACTAGGAAGAAAATGGTTTCTATTGAAGATATGATGTTGCAAAAATACCTTAATTTTATGAAAATGGGAGCATCATTAGGAATGGGTGAGGCCAAGATGAAAAGTTCTTGGATTAAGCAATTTGGAAGCATACCACCAGGGATAAAATAATGGCAGATATTCCATTAAAATCAGATGATGAGATGACAAATGATCTGGTTGGTGCAGTAGAAAATATCGCCCAAAGCGTTAAGGCGGGATCGAGGGATTTCACCAAAAGCTTTACTGGCTTGACTACGGCAATCAAAAGGTTGCAAACAACACTTGTAAACGCAATCAAAGCGATAAAAATCCAAGTAGTAGCAAAGCCTGAGAAGGTTCAAAAGCCAGCAATTAAGGATAAAGCTACATCTACAAAAGAAGTTGTAAAAGAAAAAGAAACAAAGACTGAAGTAGCATCTGAAAAAAAGGCTAAAACTCCTAAGATAGAAGCAGAAAAAATAGATGTTGCAAAACAACCTAAATTGCCAAAGGTTGTAGATCCAATACAAGCAGCAGAAAAAGAAAAGGTAAAAAAACAAAAGCAAGATGATGCTGATGTTAGAAGTCAAAAGCTAAGAGATCAAGCAAAGATAATTGCCTTGCGTTTAGAAGAGGCATTAAAACCGAAGCCAATTAAAGAACCAAAGCCACCAAAGGAACCAAAGCCGCCAAAAGTAATAGACCCTATAGTAGAAGCAGAAAAGCAAAGAAAAAGAAAAAGAGCAGATGAATCGGCCGAGCTAAGATTGCAGACTCAAAAAAACAATGCACAGATATCTGCTTTGCGTTTAAAAAACGCATTAATTCCTAAACCAGCTAAAGAAGAAAAGCCTGCAAAAGAACCTAAAGAAACAAAAGAAGAAAAACAAGTAAGATCGCTTGGTATACCAGGAACAAAAAAGTTTGTTGGGCCTCGTCTAGAAGAAGAAGATTTAGCAAATCAAAAGGCTAAAAAAGACAAAGAACAAGCGGACATTGCTTCTGCAAATTCTGCTGCAAAAGCATTGTCTGATGCAGCAGATGCTGCTGCCCAAGCTATTGAAGATGCAGCAAAAAGAAAAGAAAAAGCGGAGCAAGAAGAAGATAAGGCACTAAAAACATTAAGAACTTACTTTAGGAATAAGTCAAAAAAAGAAGCACAGGAGTCTGCAAAAGCTGCTGTAAAAGAAGCACAAGAATCTTCAAAGGCAGCAGAAGATTTTATCAAACAGCAACAACAAGCTGCTAGGCAACTTGAGCAAGCAAATCAAAGAACCCAAAAAGAATTGGATTCTATGATTGCTGGGTTTCAAGGACTATCGGCATTATTTAGAGGCCCATTAGTTAACTATGGCTTAAAGATGATTGCTAAAGGTATTGGTTACAAGCAACCAAAGCAAATGTCTAAGGGCGGGGATGTTTCGTATCTTGCTGATGGTGGTGATGCTTCTGGGCCTATGAAGCCAAAGGGTACTGATACTCAGCCAGCAATGCTTACTCCAGGTGAGTTTGTTGTAAAGAAAGATGCTGCCAAAGATCCAGAAAATAGGAAACAACTTGAATCAATAAATAGCGGTAGAAATAAGAAGAAAACTGAATATCGTGCATCTGGTGGTTCTGTTGGTGGTGTTGGATATTATGCTGCTGGAGGATCAGTTGGTTCAATAATTGCATCAGCAGTTGTAAATATAGGTTCTACAGTTTCTACGATAGTAAATGCAGCTAAATCAATTACTGTTGTTGGTGCAGCATCTACAGCATTAGGTGTTGCCTTTAATAGCATTACTCAATCAGTTAAAATAGCTAATCAAGCACTTGCTGTTTTTGGCCCATTGGTTGCAAAAGCAAATCCAGCGTTAATGCAAAAGCTTGAAATAGTGATGAATGATCTTAGTGGTGTAATAGGAAGGGCATTGATACCAGCGGTAGAATATCTTTCTCCATTACTTAGAAAGTATGCTGACTATGTAGATTATTCGATGAAGAAGCTAACTCCTTCAATAAATAAATCTGCTGTTGCGTTTGACAATGTTGTTTCCCCATTAATGGATCTAGGTGCAGTTATATATAGTGTAATTGGCCCAGTATTTGATGGTCTTGCTGTTGTAGTTGTTGGTGTTTCAAATGTATTAAAACCAATAATAGAATTTATAACTGCTTTTTCATCCGCATTGGTTCAAACAATTGGGGTGCTTGCATCACCAATTGTATCTGTAGCTATGGCAACACTTGGTTTTGCATTTGATGCATTAACACTTGTTATAAAAACAACTCTTGGAATAATTCAAACATTACTTGGTGCATTTGTAAACATTGTTGGTTTAATTATCCAAGGTCTTGGGAAAGTAATATCGTACATACCTCTTATGGGAGATGTTGGGAAAAGTATTGCTAAAGGTGGAGAAGCAATATCAAAGTCAGGTGAAAGTCTTAAGCAAGGTAAACCAGCAGAACAAGATAGGATAAAAAAAGGATCTTCTGTTGGTGCAGCAGTAAGAGAAGTTTCATCAACATCAATCGCTGGAGTTGGTGACG